GCCAAGAGCCATTCGTAAATCATAAAAGCGGAAATACTGGCTACCAAGAGCACCGTAAGCAGAGTTAAGAGAAACTTTCTTTGCAAGTTGTAGGTTGTTGTATCTAGCAATTCGTTTCTCAATCTCATAGAGTTTAGATTTATCTTTTTCGGCTTCATAGTCTTTCTTCGCCTGAATCATCATCTTCTTAAACTTAGAACGGTCAACATACATTTCTTCCAACATCTTTGGTAAGAAACCTTGTTTGTCAGTACGGAAGAATTGACCGTTTGGTGTGATAGTCACATCTTTAAGTTTACTCAAATCAACATCTTTAACAAGAAGTCTGTCAACGGAAACACCACGAGAAATCACTTCACGCATTTCAGGTGTATAGTCTGAAACCTCAACCAATGTCTCTGGTGAAATATTGTATTGCATCATCAAATGCGGATACAATGAGTTCAAGTCAAACGATGCAACCCAATTGTGTAGACCAGTTTGTGGTTCTTTTACATATGCACCTTCAAAGGCGGCGTTCTTTGTCTTATCTTCTTTAGGTGGGACAACGATGTTCTTTTCCAACAGGTAGTTGTAAATCAGAGCATCCCACATACGAGTTTGTGCAAAGATATCTTCAAAGTTACATTTGGTATCATATGCAAGAGTAAGACCTAGTTCAATCAACTTCAACTTATCTTCAAGTTTAAATACCAAGTCAACGTCTTTGATGTTGTACTCAATAAACTTTTGATGGTCAAGGCGATACAGGCTGTGCAAGTTATCAAATTCATCATATGACAATTTGTTTTCGCCTAGTTCTACCGATGCGATATGGTCAAGGCGATATGATTCTTGCGATTTACCAGCAGGCGCATACCAACGATACAGTTCAATGTAATCAAGTGTTGCAACACCTGTGAATTCATATGCGGTCAATTCACGGTTCATCACAATAGCTTTGCGACTACTGATATAATTCCATGGTGACAACTTCTTAGTCTCATCTTCGCCAAGAATCTTTGTGAATCGGTTTACAAGATATGGAATATCAAAGAACTTAATGTTCCAACCAGAGATTACATCTGGACAGTTTTCTTCCCAGTATTTGATAAACCGTTTGCAAAGGTCATACTCATCTTTACATTTGATGTATGTAATTTCACCTTTGTTGTTTACATCTTTCTCACGGTCATAATCACCACAACCCCAAACGATTGCATCACCGTTAAGATAACGCAAACAGATAGCTGTGATTGGTTCATTCGCAAGGTATGGGTCAGGGAAACCATTCTCTGAACCAACCTCAATATCAATCATTGCAATTGATAGGTGTGAGATATCCCAGTCAATCATTCCTTTTTGTTCATCAGCAATAAAGGCATATGCATAACTGTTGTTACCATAGATTTTAAAATTTTCAACCTCACTATATCGTTTAACGAAATCACGAGCCTCACGAATAGATTCGAATTTCATAGGCTCGAGAAATTCACCATCAAGTGTGGTGAACTTAGTTGGTTTCTTAGATGCCAAATACAAAGTCGGCGTATAAGCAATTTTCAACTTAACACGCCGACCGTCTTTGACACCTCTATAAAGAATATTGTTGCCAAGACTGGCAACATTGGTGTAATATTTACTCATTCAATAATTATATCACATTTTTGGAATGGCTGAGGCAATTTGAATACCACTACCGAATACTTGGTTGTATTGGTTTTCCAATTCTACTACAGGTGTAGTGATGCATAGAACTGATTCCATAGACACTTTAATGCCTGTTGAAAATTCTTGTGCATACTCTAAGAAAGGTGCGAAGCCCAACATCGGGCCGTCTTTTGATGGTTGAACCACAACTTGTACTGGTTTCTTTAATACAAGATGTGTTGCTCCAACATTTGCAGAATCAGTTTCGCATAATACGGTCTGATTCGTTTTGAATGTCACTAACTTCAATGTCATAATGTTTAATCTCAATAACAGATTCTATAGGTTGATTAATGGCAAAGTCCGTAGCGTCTTTTAGTGTTTCAAAGTTTCTTGACGATACGTACCTGCCGCCGGTCATATAATAATATACTTTATACATTTACCAATGTTTCAGCAGGAATTACACCGATGGTGACCCATCGTTTAGGGAAAAGCATTTCCCGTCCCCGATAATCATTCATATCTGCGGTAGGGTCTTGCAACCAACCAAGCACTTCTACTTGGTCATCGTATTCACGTAGGAACAAGTCGTATCGGTCTGCACGAGGCAGTTTGAATTCAACGGCGAGTTTCTTTGCGAGTTCACGAGTGTTCATAGTGTCTTTCATAGTTAATAACATAATAAATGAATTGTAACATAGACGATGTTAGAGTGCAAGGCCTATGTTACATGTTTGCCTTACGAATTGAGTACCTTTGCCACAGAATTCATAACAGAGGCAATTCTGCCAATGTCACGCAACTGTTCAATAGAATACCCTTCCTTTTTCAATGTATCGTAGTGTGCCTTTACACAGAAGTGGCACTTACCCACAATACTAGCAGCAAGACTGAAAGCTTCAAAGTTTGTCTTTGTAGTTCCGCCATGGCTTGTAATTGCGTTCATGCGAAGTTGTGGTGGAATACCATCTAGTCCGCCACCAACCATTTCAACATAAGGATACCATACATTGTTTTGTGCCATGATACTTGCAGCAGTCATAGCTGCATCTGCAAGAACAGGTGCATCTGCTAACAATACAGCAAGTACCTTTCCGTTACCAGTTGCGGCTAATGCAGCTACGGCACAACCCATAGCTACATCTGCATCTAATGTGCTACGCAAAAGAACAGCATCAAGATTTAACTTGGTGTCCTTTGCGTATTCTGGCAACGCAGTTTTGATTGCGTCAATAAATGCCATTAGATTGTTTCTCCGCCAATCGCACGGTTACATGCACACTTCTCACCAGTTTGCAATGCATCTAGTACACGCAATGTTTCTTCTGGTGAACGACCAACATTCAAGTTGTTTACTGTCACATGCTGAATTTCATTGTTAGGGTCAACGATGAATGTAGCACGGAGTGCAGCACCTGCTGGTGCATAGAACACACCAAGTTGGTCAACCAATGACTTATCATAGTCACGGCTTGTATCTGCAAACATCCATGAATTAACTTTCTTCAAGTCTTCATGTGCTTGTTTCCAAGCCAATTTACAGAATTCATTATCGGTAGAACCAATCATAAGAACCGCATCACGGTCATTAAAATCATTCACCAATTTATCGTATGCTACAATCTCTGTAGGGCATACAAATGTGAAGTCTTTTGGATAGTAAACGATTACCTTCCATTTGCCTTCAAAAGATTTTTCAGTAATGGTTTCAAATGCATCATCACCATAGTTTGCGCCTGGTCGAATACCAGTTACCGCAAATTCTTCAATAAAATCACCGACTGTCTTCATAATTTCTCCTTAAAGTTAAACAGTATCACAGATACTTATGATAGTTTAACACTATTTTCAATCAAAGTCTAATTGTTATTTTCTATTACAATTATTTAACAAACCTATTAAAATCTGGTTTCTTCCAACCTTCAGGCTTTAATACCTTGCCATCGTCACGCTTGATGACCTTGCCAGTAGCACGGTCAATCTTCTTCAAGTTACTTAAAGAACCTTCGTCCCAAATGCCATCACAATTCCAACCACGAGATAACATATAACCAACAATCACCCAAATGGTGTCGAAACAAGCATCAATCGTTTCTACATCATCACCTCTTTGAACAGCAGAAATGAATTCATTATATTCTTCGTTGATTAGACGGCGATACAACAATGCTTGGTCTTGATTATCTTCGGTTGTGGTTTGTCCAGCTGCGTTCATAAACACCTGAACATCGGTAAATACTTTTGTCATTAGAATTTCTCTTTTCTCAATTCTGATTGATAGGTTCTCTGTCTCAATTCACTTGAACTAAATCTATGTTTACGGGAGTTGTAAATGATATTGATTCCTCGGTCTTCACAAATGTTTTTACCTGTGAATGGTTTGTCTCTGTATTCTTCACCAATAATTCTGTGATTGATTGGTAAGAACATCAACAGGTCTTCAAGGTCTTTCTCTGTATCATAAACAATAATCTCATCTACAAATTTTACAGCAGACAACTGAACATATCGTTCAACAACCGATTGAACTGGTTTGTTTTTAGTATCTGGTCTATCAATCGTTGGGTCAGTTTGAAGACCAACAATTAAATAATCACAGATTTGTTTTGCTTCTGCAAGCATTAAGATATGACCTGCATGTAGAAGGTCAAAAGTAGAACAGGTGAAACCAATAGGTCTACCAATCATATTATCTGGTAACACTAACAATTTATTCTCCAACTAAAGGTCTTGTTAAATTTTCTAAAATGACAACACCATTTTCCATACTAATATTAACGGTGTCGCCTGGTTGCCAACCTAAATCTTTTACCATTTCATCTGAGAATTGTAGAATAGCATCACCATTCTCACAAATCTCCACAACTTCTGCGATATAAGTTTTAGACTCTTTCAATTTTTACTCCTGCTCTTTCCAAGAATTGTAAGCCATCTTCACTACGATAGGTATTGCGATAGTACACGGAATTAATACCAGACTGATATACCAATTTTGCACAGTCCAAACAAGGAGCATGAGTGACAAA